GTTATTTTCATCCCATCATGACTTCTTCAATCAAAGCCCGAACCCTCGGCACTGTTTGTCTGTCTGTTTGTCTGTCTGTTGAAGAGAGCCCTGCCTGCACGGCAGGAGGGCTCGAGGATTTTGTTGGTTGCGGGGAAAGACGCGAGCAGTTTGACTCGCGCGGGACTGCCCATTGGGGCAAATTACGGAGGGGTGCGCTTCCCCCCCGGGCCCATGGTCCAGGGTTTAGAAAGCAACGAAAAGAGCAAAACCGTGCGAGGGAATACCCCGCGTCGTGCCACCCCGATTTCTTACGGGAGCACGTTAATCCGCAGTCTAAGTTGTCTATCGACACTACTGCGTCCGACGAGGAAGTGAAGGCTTCTGCTTTCGAGTACTCTGTCGAAGACTTCCCGCCTCTTCAGGTGGGGAAAGGCCGCCAGCTACGCGAGCGGCATGCTGTCAAATTCGACAGCACGCGAGGTTACCCGGGGGAAGGTCCCCATCCCACCCTTCGTCAATGGGAGCGACATCTCGCCAGACTTGCCCGTGCTCCTTACACGCCGGGCTGGGATGGTATCGCTGACGTTGGTTGGGACTCGTCACCGGAATCGTCAGGTTTTGCGCTCCCTCCTCGCGAGGCTGAGCGCATGCCTAGGCAACGTCAACGACGTGCGCCCGACGCTGACGGTTTCGTTAAACCCGGGGAGAGACAAAGGCCGCGACGTCAACGGTCTGACCGCTCTATTGAAGCTGATGATTACCATAATCGCTTCAGTTACCTTGCGTCGGAGGGTTCGAACGAGGAATCTGGTTCACAGCAACCATCGTTTGATTATGAGAAGAGCGACATTTCGTCGCCATCATCAGGCACCGCTGGGTCGGGGCGTCCAGACCGGGTACGAAGACCCGCTGCGCCACGAAGGCTTAGCCAGGACAGCAATACCCCCGTGCTGCCCTCCCAGGTGCCAGGCTCACCTCCCCCCCTCCCCCCAAAGAAATTGCGCGGACCTCCCGGTCTGGCGCGGCCGCCCCGACATGTCTTCGGTCCGGCTGATGTGGGGGGTGGGGGGGCTGGTCGAGATGCGCGTGTGCCGCCCGCCCCTAGGGCGCCGCCGTTGGTGCAGCCTCTGATTGAACGAGATCAGGCTGTGCCTAAGCGTGCGTTCCGGGAGCGGGTAGAGCGAAAAGCGGCAGCCGATGGTCTTGCTCGAAGACTTGAAGGCTTGCCCGCTGCGGAGGCCATCCGTCTCGCGGATTTGGCCGAAGGGCGTGGTCCAGCGCTCGACGTTGATGATGGACGTGAGGATGACAGGATTGTGGAAGATGAGGAGGCCGAGAAACGGAAGCAACTTCGTGTCTGTATGATACGGTTGCGTAATTACGTTGTCCGCCGGTTGTCATACCACGATCCCTCGAACAATGATTCTGAAAAGATCATTATTCGGGGCCTTCATTCAGAGGGGGAGAAGTGTGACCTGCAGGGTCTGCTCGACGCATGCAACATTGAACAAATGGCAGCGTACGTCGAGCATAGAGTTTACGTGAATGAGGTGCGGATACATCAATCGTCCGCCTTCGTTGAACGTGAAGACCTTGCTGTCATGGCACATAGGAGTGCCGTCGAATCCGACGGCATTGGTCTGTATCAGACCTCAAATCCTTGGGCCATGATCACGCTCGATGCCCTCCGAGGAAGGCCGTCACGTGGTGCATGGGCGCACTGCGATAGCAATGGGCTCACGGGGCCACAAAGAACCCGTGCTGCCGCACTTGTTGAACCTGCTAGCCAATTCAGCTTCAGGGACAGGAAGTACTGGATCTATGACACCTTCATTCGGTATGTCATGGGACCACTTGCCGTCGCTATGGTTGAGGAATGCCTTAAGCGCTGGGCCTATCATAAGGTCTTCAGCCATTTGGCAAGTTCGCGCGCCCTTTTTGGGATTCTCGCGAAACTCAGCCTCTTGCTCTCAGGCGTGGATATCCAAAAGATTTTCCGCGTCTTGAGCATGTGTGCGCCAGCGCTCGCCATGGCCATCGCTGAGCGAAAACAAGTCGTCAAGCGCTTCGTCGCGCACCTTGTCCTCACTCAGCTCAAGCTGTGCCCTGCCGTGGTGGTACACGCTGTCTGGAACGCCTACTGCCTGTGGAAAGGCAACCGAGGCGATCAGCTCAGCGTTGTCGCTGCGCAGGAGAACCCAGAAGTGCATGCTGAAGTCTATAGCGACACCTGCCTCGATGGTAGTGTCGCCGCCTGTCCTACACAGGAAGGCTTCACATTCACTCTCGGCGAGAAAACGTGCGTGCCCAAATTCGGGCTACGCTGCTGTATGCGCATCGGTGGGGTTTACCAACAAGTCCTCCGCCAATGCAGTTGTAATCAGTGGATTGGCCTCACCCAACGTGTTGGCAAGTGTCTACCGATGCACAAAGATAAACCGGCTGAGGAAGCTGTGTTTAGGAAGTGGAAGTCGATACGGTCGACCACTGACTACCTGTGTGGGGCTCTCGGTCGTATCCGGAACCCTATGCGGTACAAGACGTGGTTGGCTCGTTACACCGGACCTCGGCGGCGGTTTTTCGCTGCCATGAAGGCAACTCTCAATGTCACTCCTGGTAAATTCATCGCTAAGAGCTTCATCAAGCGCGAGAAATCGCGCGGGATTCTTGGGCAACCTGGGAAAATTGGCGCACCACGCGTCATCCAAGGGTGTCCAGAAATCCTCACCCACCTTACGGGACAGTGGTGTGTGCCGCTCGCAAAGCGCATGCACGACCGTCTGGGTGTTGATGGAGGCCACATCGTTTATACGTGTGGCATGACTGGGGAGCAGATCGGGGCTGAGTTTGGGAAAGCGATTGATGAAGTTCGTCTTTCCTCAGCTTCCGGTCGTGTCGTCATCGTTGAGGACGATCAGTCCCGGTTCGACTTGCATCTCGGCAGGGGAGCTTTCAGCTTCCTGGACGAAGTGTACCACCGCCTCCTGCCCAAGCGCGTTGCCCGTTATCTCCAACGGAAACGTTCTCAGGGCGTTCTTTGTGGTGGGACTAAGTACTCAGTCCCTTACACTATGCAGTCTGGTTGGCCAGACACCTCACTCGGGGACACCCTTGTCAATGCAGCGATGAAGCTGTACATACATGGGGTGGGAAGACCGTGGAGGAGCATAATCTGCGGTGACGATAGTGTGACCATTACTACGGCTGAAGAAGTCGCAAGGCTCGGCGGGAAAAACTTTTTCCTAGACCAGTATGCGTCCTTCGGCATGGAGGTTACTTTCGACATCCGCGATGACCCGCTTGACGTGGGTTTTTGCTCCGGACGCTTTATGCCACACCATTCTAGCTATTTGCTGGTCCCAAAGATCGGCAAAATGCTCGGTGGCATCTATTGGGACACTGAGAACCGTGGACCACGTGATCGTCTCGCGTGGGTTCGTTCTGTCTCCGATAGCGTCTGTCAGTTCGGTCAAGTTGACCCGATTGGGCTTGGGCTTGGGCTTTCTATGCGCGCCTCTGTCGGCGACGGGAAAGTCCTTGAGCTTATCGCCAATCAGTACTCCTACAGAGCACGCTATGACTCCACAACCGACATGTTTGGGGTCTACGTTTACTACGACCATCACTATGGCTTCTCGCCTGGTATGGTTGACGACGCCGTTGCCGCCACTAGACTCTGCGTCTATGGTGCTACGGTACGGCACCCTTTGTTGGTGCATCTCGCCGAGACCGATTGCTGATCGGTTTCTCCTGGTATCAGGGCCCTCTCGTGAGCGAGTCGTGGATTTGTTGTGTTTTGGGTACTCGACCCTGCGCATTCCATCACTCACTTGAAGGCCGAGCGTGTTTGCCCCACGTTCCCCCTGACGGCATGCAGCTGGACCACCTTTTCTAAACATCCTGGCTGTCACAACAATCTTT